ATTGAACAGCAACGGTCTGAAGCTCAGAAAAAGGCAATGGCAGAAGCCCAAAACCTACGCGCAAAAACTGCGGCAGTATCGGTGAAGGGGTCTAGTCCTAGCGCTGGCGGTGTACAGACTAATGGAAGCGACTTACGGTCTTTGATCGCAAGTCAATTTGGCTAATCAATCTTTAAGGAACCTGAATCATGGCCTCTTTTGCCAATTTGAGCGATATAATCTCCACCACCATTCAGAGCCGTTCCGGTACTCTGGCTGACTCGGTGACCGAAAACAATGCCCTGCTTGCCAAGCTGAAAGAGCGCGGCAACGTTAAGCCCTTCTCGGGCGGTAACGTGATTTTGCAGGAACTGATGTACAACGACGCGTCCACCCAGAACGCATCCTCGTACTCCGGTTACGACACAATCGACATTACCCCTAACAGCCCTATCAGCGCCGCTCAATTCGATTTGAAGCAATACGCTGCCGCTGTGTCTATCTCTGGCCTTGAACAGCTCCAAAACGCTGGCAAAGAGCAGATCATTGACATGCTGGAAGGCCGTGTGCAAGTGGCTGAAGCTCAGTTGATGAACCAAATCAGCGCAGGCGTGTACTCTGACGGTACCGGCAACTCTGGTAAGGACATCACCGGTCTGGCCGCTGCTATCTCCACTGCTCCCACTTCGGGCACCTACGGTGGTATCAACCGCGCCACTTGGTCTTTCTGGCGCAACGTGGCGTTTGACGCTACGACCGATGGCGGCGCGGCTGCTACCTCTGCCAACATTCAAAGCTACATGAACCGTGTGGCTGTGCAGTTGGTTCGTGGTACTGATCGCCCTGACATGATCGTGGCTGATAACAACTACTACCGCCTGTTCCTTGAGAGCTTGCAAGCTATCCAGCGTGTGACTTCTGAGTCCTCCGCTGCTGCTGGCTTTACCTCCATCAAGTACATGGGCGCAGGCTTGAACTGCGATGTGTATCTGGACGGTGGTATCGGTGGTTCTATCCCCACAAACCGCATGTACTTCATTAACTCGAAGTTTTTGTTCCTGCGCCCACACCGTGACCGCAACTTCGTGCCAATCGGCGGCGACCGTCAGTCTGTCAACCAAGACGCAATTGTGCGCCTTGTAGGTTGGGCAGGCAATCTAACATGCAGCGGATCCCAATTTAATGGCGTCCTTGCTGATTGATAGTGATTGGGGCTTCGGCCCCTTTCCAAAACATTGAAAGGAATTAAATCATGGCTGCTCCATTTAACACCATCCCCACCGCTGGCGCTGACTTCAACACTATCACCACTGCGGCTGACGCTGCTGCCGGTAAAGTGCTGGATGCGCGTCTTGGCACTATTGCTCACGGCTCCAATGGACGTTTTTTCGTGTATGGCCGCGCTAATGCGACCATTGCGGCATCTACGGCTGTATGTACCGTTAACACTACTACCTTCTTGGTAACTGCTACTGGTGGCTCTTATCTGTCTCCCGCTGTTGCAATGGCTACCGGCGATTACGGATGGTTCTCCAAAGCAAGCGTTTAACGCTTAGAATCGGGAGGCCCTTCGGGGCCTTCCTCTTATCAACTCTGAAAGCAATCAAATGAGCAATCCTCATCTCGAATCGCACGTTTTCGTTACTATTTACCAAGACGCCGTAGAACTGAAAGCGGAGTCTGAAAAGGCTGGACGCCCTATTTTTAAGGATATCCCATTTATCCGTATCACCATTCCCGGCGATACAAACAACATCATTGAGCGTAAACTCACTGAGCAGGACAAACACAAATACCCCCGCGCATGGGCTGAGTACGAGCGCGGCGAGACCCAAGGCTTTACCGGTACGCCCTTGGAGCAGTGGACGCAGATTACCCGCGCACAGGTCAAAGAGTCCAAGTATTTTGAGTGCCACACTGTAGAGCAGCTCGCCGGACTGACTGATAACCATTGTCAAAAAATGGGCATGGGCTTTCGTGAACTTCGCGAGAAGGCCAAGGCTTATTTGGGTGTCGCAGAATCCACCGCAGCGGCAACAGCTCAGGCACTGGAAAACGAGAAACTGCGCCAAGAGATGGCAGAGCTTCGCGCCATGATCGCAGAAGGCGCGGACAAGAAAGTGGGACGCCCACGGAAAGAAACGGCTGAAACATGACACTAATCCAGCTTATCCAACAAGTATGCGATGAACTCGCAATCAATCGACCCACTGTTATCGTGGGCACGACTGACCCGCAGACACGTCAAATGTCTGCATTGTTGTATCGGCTGGGTAACGACCTTGTAAAGCAGTTTGAGTGGCAGCGGCTGAATAAGGAGTACATCCTTCAGACCGTTGCCTACTCACGCACCGGAACCACTACGCAGGGTTCTAACGTGATTACCGGTATTTCCACCACTACCGGCCTCTCTAGTCAATTCGGCGTCTCTGGCGTAGGCGTAGAGCCTTTTGCGCAGATTGTCACCGTAGACAACGCCACGCAAGTAACAATGAACATGCCATCCACGGCTTCAGGCACTGTGACGCTGCAATTCTCTCAGGTGCAATACAACCTGCCCTCAGATTGGGATAGGGAGATTCCGCAGACTGAGTGGGACAGAACAAACCGCTGGCCGTTGATGGGGCCACAATCGGCGCAGGATTGGCAGTCGTTCAAGTCCGGCATTGTGTACGCTGGCCCCCGTGAGCGATTCCGTATTCTGGGCAACACCTATGCAATCAATCCCCCGCCGCCTAACGGGCTGGTTTTTGGTTTTGAGTATATTTCTAAGGCATGGATTTACTCTGCTGGCGGCGTGGCTCAGACATCCTTTGCGTCTGACAGTGATACATTCATTTTCACTGATTCTCTACTTATTACTGGTCTTAAGGTGCAGTGGAAACAAGCTAAGGGCCTTGATGCTTCATTTGATTTAGCAGAGTTCCGCAGCCTGTTGGAAAATAACAAGTCGCAGGACAAGAGCTACCCGAAGTTGTCATTGTCACCAATTGGTAGCTCTGTATTGCTAACAACAATGAACATTCCTGATGGTAACTTTCCGAGGTAACTATGGACAAAATACAAGCAACACCACGCAATAAACTAGGCTACTTAGTTGACGCCTTGCGTAGCGTTAACGGTTTAGCGGCTCAGAACGAATACACCAACATGGCCGCAAACCTAGTAGGCACTCCAGCAATAGAGCGCACACTAGACCGCATGAGCTATGGTGAACCAGTTACCAACATTGGCAAGGCAAATGTACCGATAATCCCAGAGGATACGGGAGAGGCCGTTATGACTTTGGCTCCATTTGCAAAACCATTAGCAATAGCCGCAGAAACTGGAGTAAAGGCAGCACCAAAAATTGCAGCAAGAATTGCAGATAATGCAATGGCTCCAAGTTTGCTGAATAAGCAGCAAGGTGTAGTTAAATTGCCTTTTGATATAGATAAAACAAGATTTGAATCTGCCAAAGATTATTTGGAAAATATTTCAATGCCAGAGATGGAACAAGTACGTTCTTACGCAAAAAAAATGTTAAGAGAAGAACGTGTACCGAAATCATTTCCGGGGTATGACTATGAGTTAAGAAAAGCAATTACAAAATTAGTTGAAGAAAAATTTAAATGAAAGCCTCTGCAACATCAATCCCAGCTTGCGTAGGTGGCCTAAATGATCGCGATGGTATCGCAGACATGCCGCCTAGCGATGCCGTGGTTCTGGAGAACTGGTGGCCATATCCTTCCTATCTTGGAGTGCGCAAAGGCAATGCAGACCATGTAACTGGCATTCCTGCGACGGTCGAGACGCTTGTAGAGTATTTACCTACTTCGGGCTCATCTACCCTATTCGCAGCGGCTGGCACTTCGTTTTACAACGTCACCACAGCAGGCGCGGTAGGTACTGCGGTTCAAACTGGATTGTCTAACGCTCGCTGGCAACATGCTCAGATTACAACTCCGGGCGGCTCTTTTCTTTATATGGTCAACGGAGTTGATAAGCCTAGACTTTGGAATGGAGCAACGTGGACTTCTATTGATGGCGTATCAGTTCCGGCAATCACAGGAGTAACTACTACTCTTTTGGTTCACGCGCAGTTATTCAAAAATCGCCTATTTTTTGTGGAAACAAACTCAATGCGGGTTTGGTATCTGCCGGTTAACTCGGTGGGTGGTGCTGCGGCTTCGCTTGATCTGGGTTCCGTCTTTCGTTTGGGCGGTTCTATTCAGGCTTGCTATACGTGGACTATTGACGCTGGTTCCGGCTCTGACGACCATTTTGTCATCTTGTCTACGAATGGCGAAGTGGCTGTCTATTCGGGTACTGATCCTAGTAGCGCTGCGGCTTGGAGTCTGGTTGGTGTGTTTACCCTTGGCAGGCCCATAGGTCGTCGGTGTGGTATCAAGTTTGGCGGCGATCTTGCGATTAACTGCATGGAAGGCGTATTCCCATTGGGTAAGGGTCTTTTGTCAGCTTCGGTAGATAGGCGCGTTGCACTGACGGACAAAATTCAGAACTCCGTGAGCGTTGCGGCCAACTCGTACGCCAGTAACTACGGCTGGCAGCTT